GTCACCGTAGACGCTGGGCTTCCCATTTATCACCGCGATATTTTGTAATGCCTGCATGGGTGCCAGGCCAATCTCAGCGCCCCATTGCATGGCCACCAGTACGTCCAGCGGCTTGCCGGTGTAGGCCTTTGGCACCAGGCTCGACGATGCCAGCTCCTCAGCAAACTGCTTGGCTTCGGAAAAGGTAGTGGGTGCGAATCCCGGTCTAGTGGTTAGTTGCATCGTCATCTCCTTGTGAGGGTAAAAAGGCTTGCAGTGTGTACAGAATCAAAGCGGTAAAGCTCTCGACAATCTCCTCGGCTTCTTCTTCGCTGCACTTGGGTATGGTGTTCAGCAGCGAAACAACAGCGCGTGCGTGTGCTTCTTCAAGTTTGGTCGGGTCGCGCCAGATCATGCGACCTCCTTGATCGACAGCGTTGACTGCCTGATGCTGTACGCATCCTTCGCAGGCACAACCTTCTCTGCTGTGGCTTTGTAACTGCGCATTGGCCAGCGGATCTCAAAGCGTCCAATGCTGGCCTTGGCAGCCTGGCCCATCATTGCCTTCAGCTCAGTCTCTGCTTCGCTGCGGCGGCCTTCGGCTGCCTTGATGTCGGCGTTGGCGGCCACGATCTGATCGACCAATTGCTCGGCTCGACCAGGCAGGTTGACCACCAGGTTTTCGTCGGCTGCCGGGTACATACGGTCGGCATCCTTTGGATTGGCTGGCGGGTAGAAGTCGATCTCGCCTGTGGCTTTGTACTTCTCGAGCTTGTTCTGGAACTCCAGCACCGCTGTCTTTATGGTGTAGAGGGTCTGCTGGTGTGGCTCAAACAGGAAGATACGCAGCGTGGTGCCTTGGTACAACACGGCCAGCGCACCCCACTTCGCCTGCATGATGTCCATCTGTGCCTGCAACTGCACTGGCCCACGGTACAGAGCTGGGATCTCCTCGGGTGCCACGGCTGTCAGCTTGGCCTCAAGTACGCCAAACCCGTCGAGCATGATCTCATCCTTACCGACCACGATAATGCCTGCGTCGGTATCGGTGCGGATCTTCTGGCCACGGCCATGCGCGTAGCCATCCAGGCTGCAGGCTAGCGGCAGTGTGTCGTGGAAGAAGGCTGAGTCAAACTCGGTGGACAGCTCGAACAGCTCGAGCCGCTTGGCAGTTTCCCGCAGGATCATGGACTCGAGCCGGTCACCCCAAGCCATGGCCTCGTTCTGTTTGTCTTCGCGTGGCACACCCCTGGCTGCATTAATTGAAAACTGCAGCTCATCGTTAGGTGTCTGATACTTGGACAGACCCAGCAGCGCAGGCAGGCGGCTGGCGCTCATCATGTAGTCAGGTGTTTTCTTTCCGCTCATTTGTTCATCTCCTTAAGGGTTTTTTCAACAGCACGCGCAAACTCTTTTTGCTTTTCTTCACTGCAATAGTTCTGCAAGCAAATGCCAGCCTGAGCAATCAGCTCTGAAAGCTGCTCATCAGTGGGTGATTGCCAATTTTGTTTTAGATCAATCCATTCATCCTCAGTAATAAACTGAACCGCATCAATTGCCGCTAGCGCTTCTACCAATTGCTCACGCAAAGCCATAAACATAGGCTTGTCATCAATGTGGACTGGGTTGTTTTTTTCATAAACCCAAATCCGATTGTTTTCGTACATAAAATCAACGATGTCAGGAATTGAAAAATTTAGGCGCAGGTCATACCAGTCTTCAGTGGTGTGCCAATCAAGAGGAAGATCAAAGTCTTCGTTGTTAATGTAGTTATACATTTGCAACTTGCCATCTTCAAACCAGGTATGCACTCGACTGTCTAAATTAATTTTTTTTGTAATCATTATTGTTTCTCCTCATTAAGTTTGTAGATCCGCACCACTCGAGCGTGGGCGGCCTTGTGTGTGGCTTCGGTAAAGCCAATTGCTGTAAATTTTTTACCTCTGAAAACAGCGCCAAGCACTGATGGGTGCAGCTCCGCAGGCAGGTTGATGGCAGCTCGGACATCGTTGATCGACACGCTGCCCTGGCTCTTGGCAATGTCGGTGGCGATACGCCGACAGTGGGCCAAGAAGTCGGCATCACGCTGCTCGAAGAGGGCTAGCTGCGCGTCACGCAGGATCTGGCCGGTGATCATATGACACCCGCCACAAAGAACAGGGCAAAGATGACGGCCATGCCGAGTAGGAAGCCATTAAAAAAATCGTCGCTCATGCTGCACCTCGCTGGATTAGGTTAGACACTTGGGCTGGCAGCCACTTGGTATTGCCGCGGGCTGTCTGCACACCACGGGCTGACAGAGCTGCTGCGATTGCACGCAGGCTAGTGGCACCAGAGCGCTGGATGTCGGCAATAATGGGCATCACCTTGGCTGCGAATGCGTCAGCGTTGGCACGGCCAGCGGCTGCACCGGCAACTGCCGCTGCTTGTGGGTTTGGGTTACCCAGGCGCACGCCACGGGCCTTGGCGGCCTGCAATGCTGCCTTGGTGCGGCGGCTGATCTCTTCGCGCTCATGCTGTGCGACCACAGCGCGGATACCAAATTCCAACGTGCCAGCGTGCGGCATATCGGCTGCAACGATCTGCACACCAGAGTCACGCAGGGTCAGCAGGAAGGCTGCCTGGCGGCTGAGTCGGTCGATCTTGGCGATCAGCAGTGCGCTGCCGGTGGCTTTGCACATAGCGATGGCGGCGGCTAACTGTGGCCGGTCATCGTGCTTGCCTGATTCGATCTCGGTGAAGCTGTGGATGATGCTGTCAGCGTAGGCTTTGACGGCAGCCTGCTGGGCTTCAAGGCCAAGGCCTGATTGGCCCTGGCGCTCAGTGGAAACTCGGAAGTAGGCGACGTAGGAGGTCATGATTATGCCTCCACGCTGTCAAGCAATGCGTCCAGCTTCTTGTTGAGCGAGTCAACCTTGCGCTGTGCTGCAGGCTTTAAGAAGGTCTGATAGCCAGAGTGGTAGGCCTTGTCGCCACCAATGTAGTTGGCAGCGGTATGCTCGATGAGAGCAATCTGGCGCTCGATGTCTTGGATTTGTTTGGCTAGTAGTGCCATTTTCAATCTCCCTGTATCTCGGTGAGGTTGCGGTCTTGAGTGACCGTAGACAGAGACTCTCATATATCGCCGGGATATGTCAACACCCCAAACCAAAATAAATTTAAGCGCTGTCAAATTGGCAAGCGTTGACGGCGTTACGGTCTTAGAATTATATTCGGGCGATATACAAGGGGGTGTTATGAAACAGGGCAAGATGTTTTTAATGCGGATGCGGCCAGAAGTGCGGCAGCTGCTAGACCAGGCGGCTGCAGAGCAGCGGCGCACCAGGGTGTCGATCCTGGAAGAGCTGATTCTAGAAGCCTACGGCAAGCGCTACCAGAGCACGCAGGATCGGCTGAACAAGCTGCTAGGTGGCGCATGAACGGTCGGGGCAAGCGGAACAAGGGCGCTGCAGGCGAGCGTGAGCTGGCCAAGCTGCTGACTGATGAGCTCGGGTTTGTGGTCAAGCGCAACCTGGGTCAGGCCAGAGATGGTGCGGATGACATCACGATCCAGCACTTCAGGCTCGAGGTAAAGCGGCAGGAGCGGTTGCAGATTGATGCCTGGTCGCAACAGGTTGAGGCCTGTGCGCAGCCGCACGAGGTGCCGGTGGTAGTCTACCGGCGCAACGGCCAGCCCTGGCGCGTCGCCCTTTTACTGGAACCCAACTTTCAAATACAAGCCAGCGGGTACAGCTCAGGATCTGGCCGCCAAGTTCAAGCGCATCCAGCGCGAGCAGGCCAAGGCTGCGAAGGCTGCCAAGGTAAGGCGCGTCAAATGATCCGACTGTGGCGAGCGTTTCGGATGTGGCGTTACTCCGGCCTTGGGATCATGGCCTCGATCAGGCAGGCCAGGCGGTACATGAGGCGGCATGGTGGCCGCAGGTTATGAACACTGCCAGCACTGCGACAGGCCGCACTGGAAGCCTCGCACGGTGCTGGTGGACGGCGTTGAGCTCTGCACGCACAGCGAAGCCTGGCGCTTTGAGTGCGAAGTGCGATGGGCTCTGAAGCTACCGGACAAGGCGAGGAAGCCGAAGGTTACGAAGATGCAATATTTACTCAGTGTCGAAGAGCAGCGCGGCATTGAGGGCAAGACCAAGCTGCGCAACGAGATGGCAAGGAGATATAAGAATGCAAAAACCAAGGCGTGAGCACCGGCTGTTGGACACATTGATTACTGAGCTCCGAGCTCGCAACGACGCGCACCTGGCTGTCAAGCTGGGCTGGCCGCAGGCGTATGTCAGCAAGATAAGAAGCGGCAAGATGGGCGTGACAGCGGAGCGGATCTTGAAGATCCACGACGCGACAGGCTGGGAGATTAAGCGGATCAAGGGGCTGCTATGAATACCAAATTCTGCACCAGCTGCCAATGCACCAGGGAAGAGGCTGGCGGCATCTTTAGGCGCGGGAAGAACACAGCGAGGTGGATCTGTAAGCCTTGTGTGGAAAAGCGCTCAGAGAGCCCGTATCGCAACCACAGCGGCCAGGTCACGCCAGAGGCGCATGTCAGGAAGCTGGCTGCGCAGCTGCAATGGCGATGATGTTGGCATTCTTTGGCGTGCTGCTGATGACGATCGGTGGTCTGATTGCATTGGCAGCGATGGCGTTATACATCGGCCTGCTTGCAGGCGACAGTGAGGATGATTGGAAATAGGAGAAGAACAATGAGCGCAGCATTAGAGCGAGTAATCGCGGAGCAGCAGGCAACCATTGACCGCATGGAAGCAACGATCGAAAGCCAGTCGAAAACCCTGACCACCATGTGGAAGCAGCACGAGGATTTGTTCGAGGCTGCGGCAAAGCTGGCAGATACCGCAATGCCAAAAGCAGAGGACGAGGCCCAGGCAAAGGCTTATCACGCCCTGCGGCACAGCCTGCGTATGCAGCTGCTGAATACCGGGTATTGCATGGGTTGCTACAGCTTTGTGTGCGAGTGCGACCATGATTACAACTGACGACGTTGGCGACCGCTTTGCCCACCGGTTAGCGATCATGCTCGAGTGTTCGCTTTTGAGCCCTGAGAAGACATGGGATGAAGCGCACGCGCTGCTCGATGAGTACCGGCAGGCTTTGTACGAGCGCGACCAGGCACTAGGCATCCCGTATGTCAGCAGCTTTGGGAAGGATTGATGAGCGCAGCACCCGACAATGTGGTGCAGTTCCAGCTGCCAAAGAAGCCCAAGGTCAGGGAAAAGGAACCGGCACCGGATCAGCGCAAGGTGTGTGTCGTTCCGATTAAGGCGATCAGGGATGCCAGTCTGACAGATGCCAGCATCAGGGTATTGGCGATCCTCTGCAGCTACACCAACCGCGCAGGCATCACCTGGGTTAGCCAGAACCGGCTGGCAGCTGACATGGGCGTAACCAAGCAGGCGATCAGCAAGCAGTTTGTCAAGCTGAAGGCTGCAGGCTACATCGAGGTGGTCAAGCGCGGGTTCAAAGGCCAGCGCTCGGACACAGTGCGCGTCGTGTTCGATGAGTCAGTCGATACGGCCACAGCACTGGCAGTCACCAGCCGACATGAAGACAACCGATCACCACAGTTGAAGGAACAAGACATGAAGAAAGAGCAAGAGCTGACACCAGATCCTGAAGGCCTAAAGCGTATCCAGGACATGATCAAGGGCGTTGTCAAACCAATTACTCAACCACCAAAGGAGTACGTCATGCCGAAGTCAGGAGACACCATCACAGTTGCCAAGATGAAAAAGGAAATAGCAGCCAAGAAAGCGTCCAAAGAGCAGCCCATAGTCAACCCAGAGGTTGTCAATGTAAGGCCGTCACATAGTCAACCAAAGGCTGTGGATAACTCTCACACTGACAACCATACTGACAACCAAGGGGTTGACCATAACCTAAAGAACGAAGTTATAGATAAGGTATTAAGGTTATTTTTAAATAAAGGTTTTAAT